TATTTTAGATTCTGGTAGGTAGAAGTCTGGAGTATAATTCCTTATCTTAGGAACATAATCAAACTTTACTTTCTCATATTGAAAGTCTACTTTGCGTTTGCCTAAGTCTGCGGCTACTCTTACCTCAAACTTCGATCTGTATGGTAATCTATATCCTGACATCTTTTGGTTTTTCCCTATCTAATAAAAGATGTAACTCTTCTATTATTGTTCTTTGGTATTCTTCTGCATTATCATAATCTATAACATCGTAAAATCTGTTCATTAAAACAAACATGATGGCTTTGTTACCTAATAAATATTTTATCTTTTCCATAGACTCGTCTAACATAGCCATACCTCTTTCATATATAAATGACTGAGTTTTTGACAAATTAGTATATACAGGAACAGCATAATCACTATGCCGTAATTCTTTTATAATACTGTCTCCGCCTATCATAGAATAGTTATCAGGATAAATATAAAAAATATTTTTGTTTTCCTTAAAGTCTGCCATAGTAAGATTATGCATTTTAAGTATGGGCATTTTTTACTACCTTAGTATACCACACATACGGTGGATTCTTTGCTCTTGATGTATGCTTAGGCAAATATTTAGCATGTTTCCAACAATGATGCCTAAACCCACAGAAACCACATTCTCTAGGTAGAAGCTTATTACCAGTAGGCTCTCCCTTTTCAATTTCATCTGTAGCTTTAAATTGTTTTTCTACTCTTTTTGTCTTTTTTAATTTACGAACATTTACAGTAGCAGCTTCTAATGCTTCTTTCTTTTCTTGTGCCTGTGTTGGCGGAGCTTCACACACTGTAATTTCTCCAGAAGATTTATCCATTACTATCCACCCACCAAAAGGCATTTTCTCGCCCTCTGCGTAGGAAAATCCTTGTACAACATATCCGAAAGGATCGTCATCTTTTACTTTTTGGTACCCACCAAATTCACCAAATTTATTTTGATATGCATAAGGGCTTGCAGATTTAATATCAAATACTTTTTTATCTATAATAACATCTAGTGTTCCAGT